AGTGCTAACCTGTACAGGAACGCTTACTTTCACACACTGAACGCAAGTAAAGTAGAGTACGACACTGTAATAGACAGCGTACTAGCTACATTAAAACCGTTTGCAGTACCTGTTAAGATGGAGTTCAAGTTTTACTTTACTACTAAACGCAGAAGGGACATAGATAACTTCTTGTTTCCTGTGTCTAAGTACCTTTGTGACAGCTTAACTAAGCGAGGTATTTTAGTGGACGATAACATGAAGTACTATCCTGAAGTGTCAGCCCAGTATGGAGGACAAGACGAGGACAACCATGTCACTGTTACTATATCTAAAAGCAAGGTTAGTGTTAAAGAATTGGATTGCAAGCCAAACTTAGGTAAGGGGGAAGAAGAATGAATCATGTCAGTAAAGCAGAGTACAACACACAAGGGACTATAGCATCCAATGTAAAGGACGTAGTAACGTGGAACTTAGTGAGGAATAACCTACACTTAGATGAGCAGTTAGAAGAAGACATGCTCAGTGAAGAGCTAAACGAGTTCTTTGTAGCTGAGACAATAGAGGATCACTTAGACGCATACGCAGACTTTAGATATGTAATGGAAGGTACTACTGCTAAGTTCTTAGGTAGTGGTGTACCTGATCGTGACTCATTAGCATGGTGGAGTAGGGTTAAGACATGGGGTCAGGCATCTATAGACTACATGGACGGTATAATACGTGAGCATTTCTTTACTACATACTCAGGTATGACTGAGGACATTGTGGACAACGTGTTAGGTGAGGTGTTTGCTGTGGTGTGTGAAGCCAATAACAAGAAACCTGACGATGCTACAACAGGTAAGGTTGAGAAAGGCGATGAGTGGGAAGACCCTACCTTTACTATCACAGAGCTAGTACAGTGGTACACACAGAAGTGTAAGAAAGGAGCACATTGATATGTCATACATACACACAACATCACGTAAGTTAAAAGATGTAACACCAGAGGAGTGGGATAAAGCGACTAACCCTGACTACTATACTAAAGGGACTACACAGGCTATTGATTATATTATGGACAAAGAGATGTCGTTTGTAGAAGGCAACGTAATAAAGTACGTTACTAGATACAAGGACAAGAATGGCATTGAAGACCTAATGAAAGCTAAGTGGTATTTAGAGCGTCTCATAGAGTACGAGAGTAGCAAGGTTCAAAAGTAGGTTAAAAATTTATGAGACATAGTACAAACGAAGACTATTGTGACTACGTGCATAGTAAGGACAGCGTAAGTGACAAACCAGAGGAGTGGGAAAAGAATGTGGAGCAGTACTTACATTACTTGAACAGGACAGGCTACAAAGTCCCAGTAGCAATGGTAATTGAAGCGATAGAGGTAGCACGACTAGCGGCAATTGCAGTGGATATAGAGAACGAGCATGACTTTAAATGTAAAGTCTGTACATGTAACCAATGATATAAGGAATGTGAATGAGTAACAAGTTAATCAAGTTTAGCGCACGGTGGTGTAAGCAGTGCGTGTCATATCAATCGACTTGGAATGCGGTAACAAAGGAGTTAAAAGGGTGGGAGGTAGAAGAGGTAGCAGTAGATCAAGAAGACGGGATGGACTTAGCGATTACTTATGGGGTCAAGTCGTTACCTACTACTATAGTAATTAAAGATGAGGACATTACTATACTCAGAGGAGTTCAAACTAAAGGTGAGCTTCAGGTTGCGATGGCAAGCGTAGGGTAAGGAGAGGAAAGATGAAAGCACTGGTAGATGCAGACAGCATCGTGTACAAGTACGCCAGTATTCATCAGGATGTGGTTCAGTGGGACTCAGAAACTAAGACAGTATTTACAGACTTAGCCTTAGCTAAGGAAGGTTTTAATCTACATGTAGAGAGCATACTACGCAAGACTAAAACAACAAGTGCTTTACTAGTCATGAGTCCTACTACTAACTTCAGGTATAAGGTATTGGATACTTACAAGTGGAATAGGAAGCCAAGTGAGAACCCATTACAATTACTTATGCCACTGAAGAGGTGGGTGTATGAGACTTTTGATACTTATGTACCCTGCTACGTGGAAGCTGATGACTACTGTGTGTGGAGAATGTTAAAAGAACCTAAGCAATGGGTACTATGTCATATAGACAAGGACTTAAATCAAGCTAAGGGTAAGCATTACAACTACACAACAGAGAGGGGATACCATGTAACACAAGAAGAAGGGGAGTACAAGTTCTACGAACAGGTGCTATCAGGAGACAGTAGTGATGGGTACAAAGGATGTCCTAGTATAGGAGCTAAACGTACTGCTGTTATACTTGACCCTGACAACTTAAAGAAGAACAAACAAACACGTTGGGAAGCTGTGGTTGCTACTTACGAAAGTAAGGGGTTGACTGAAGCAGATGCATTACAACAAGCTAGAGTGGCTAAAATGCTCACGCCTGATGAGTACGATGGGTACGATTCAATTAAACTATGGACACCTACTAAGGGGGATAAATGACTGAACTAAGAGTAGAGCACAATATAGTTATAGACTATGCGAGGGATGATTTACTGAGTGACTTCAGTAAGGCAACTTTAAAGGACAGGTATTTAAAAGAAGGGGAGTCACCACAAGATGCGTTTGCACGTACAGCACATGCTTTCAGTGATTCAGACACGATGGCACAACGTATCTACGACTACGCCAGTAAGTTATGGTTTAGTTTTAGTACACCAGTACTAGCTAACAGTAGCAAGAACAACAAGGGGTTACCTATCAGTTGTTTCTTAAGCTACGTAGATGATAGTATTAAAGGACTCAACGATCATACACTAGAATCTAGGTTACTGTCCGTTGCAGGTGGAGGAGTAGGAGCACACTGGTCTGATGTTAGGGGTAACAACGTCAAGAGCGGTGGTGTTATTCCGTTCTTAAAGACACAGGATGCTGACGTATTAGCGTACCATCAAGGTAGCACTAGGCGTGGGGCATATGCGGCATACATGCACATACGTCACCCTGACGCTCAAGAGTTCATGAGTATCCGTAAGCCTACAGGTGGAGACAGTAATCGTAAGAGCTTGAACATACATCACGGTATTGTTATTAACCAAGAGTTCTTAGACGCTGTACGACACGATGCTGACTGGTACTTTGTAGCACCTGAGACAGGTAAGGTTACTGGTAAAGAAAAGGCTAGGGAACTGTACAAGACTATCTTGACTACACGCCACCAGACAGGTGAGCCTTACATCATGAATGAGGACGTAGTACATGACCTACAACCAGTTGCACACAAGGAACGTAACTTAAAAGTACATGGCAGTAATCTGTGTGCTGAGATAATGCTACCTACTAATGAAGAACGTACTGCTGTTTGTTGTTTGAGTTCATTGAACTTAGAGAAGTATGATGAGTGGAAGGATACATTCATTGTTGCTGACTTAGTGAGGTTCTTAGACAACGTGTTACAGTTCTTTATAGATACTGCGGAGTCAGAAGACTACAAGAAGGCTGTTTACTCAGCAGTACAGGAGCGTAGTATCGGTATTGGTGCTATGGGTTTCCATTCGTTACTACAGAAGAGGGGTATTCCATTTGAGTCAGCACTAGCAGTGTCTATAAACAGGACTATATTCAGGGACATAAAGTACAGTGCATCCCGTGCAAGTGAGAGGTTAGGAACAGAGCGAGGAGTGCCTAATGATATTAAAGGAACGATGGATACTGACCGTAGGAACACTCATCTTCTTGCTATTGCTCCTAACGCTAGTAGTAGTATTATTGTCGGTACGAGTCCTAGTATTGAGCCTTACAAAGCTAATGCTTTCCTGCAAAAGACAGCTAGTGGTAGTTTCGTTGTACGTAACAAGTACTTACAAGAAGTACTAGAGCAGTACTATACAGACGATACCCGTATGACCTTAGATGAGTGTTGGCAGTCTATACTAGGTAACAACGGAAGCGTACAACATTTAGAGCAACTGACAGAGTGGGAGAAGGATGTATTTAAAACAGCTATTGAGATCAATCAGTCGTGGGTAGTACAACACGCAGTAGATCGACAACCCTATGTGTGTCAAAGTCAAAGTGTTAACTTGTTCTTTCCTCCTGAAGTGGAGTGGTACTATCTACACAAGGTGCACTGGAAAGCTATGACTGAGCTTAAGAGTTTGTATTATCTAAGGACAGAAGCTACAAGTAGAGCAGAGAATGTAAGTAAGCAGATCACACGTAACGTGATACAAACAGATGAATCAGACTGCCTAGCATGTGAGGGGTGACAATGGAAGTACAATTAATAGACTATATGGGTGACGATCTGACTGTGGTCAATGCGGCTAGAGTTAGTATGGATAAGGAAAGTGATTGGAGACAAAACAAACACTTAAATTGGGTCATAAAAGAAGAAGACAAGAAGCTAATTAAATACTTAGCTAAACATAAGCACTGGACACCGTTTGCACATCCACATATAACACTACGAGTGAAAGCACCTGTGTTTGTCAGAGTCCAGTGTTTTAAACACAAGGTAGGGTTTACAGAGAACGAGATTAGTAGGCGGTATGTAAGTAGTGAGCCTACGTTTCATAGACCAAGAGAGTGGCGTAAGAGAGCTACTAGTATTAAACAAGGGAGTAGTGATGAAATCATTGATGCGTTACCTAACCTCAACAAGACAGTCAGAGAAGCGTATGACTACTTGCTACTTCATAGTCTTAATCTGTACAATGAGTTACTTGACGAGGGTGTATGTCCAGAACAGGCAAGGATGGTACTACCACAGAGCATGGAAACGGAATGGTATTGGACAGGCTCACTTGCATCATTTGCTAGGTTTGTTAAACAAAGGACTCATGCAACTAGCCAACGTGAAACTAGTATTATTGCTAGAAAATGTGCCGCCCTTATCCAACCTTTATACCCAGAAGCGTGGAGGGCTTTAATGCATGAAGACAGCGAAGAATGATATAACTGGTGACAAACTGGTTACCAAAACAACAGACAAGTACAGAGAGAACTATGACGCTATCTTTCATACAGCGCAAGTAACACTTACTGAGCCAGATACACCAAGCAAAGGTAAGATGTGTCTACCTGAAGAAGGAGGGAACAGGGTAGCTTGTATTAGTTATGAAGACTTTAAGCGGTACGGGTGGGATCGTAAGTATATGTGGTTTGAACCAAAGAAGGAGAGTAAACAATGAAAGACAAGTATGACTTTATGTACGGGGTAAATAAGCCTAAACATTTACCAACACCTGACGAGATATTTGATTGGGCATGTATCTTCTTAGCAGGATTCACAGTGGGTGTGATTCTATTTTAGATTGAAGAGCAGTACTAGACACACCTAGCTAAGTTTAGCTTGCAATCCAAACTACAGTAACAAGGAGACTGAAATGAATAACAGTAACATATTTAGACAGCGTGAGTCATATAGACCATTCAAGTATGAGTGGGCTTATGAGATGTTTAAAGAGCATGAGAAGATGCACTGGACTAGTGAAGAAATACCACTACATGAGGATGTTAAAGATTGGCAGACTGTACTTACGGAGGACGAGAAGTTCTTGATTCGTAACATACTACTGTTGTTTACACAAGCTGATGTAGATGTAGCTACTGGTTACTACGACAAGCTAATTCCTTTGTTCCCTAGCCCAGAGTTAAGGATGATGATGGGGTCTTTCGCTAACCGTGAAGCTACTCACATTGATGCTTACTCATTGCTTACTGACACATTAGGGTTTAGTGAAGACATATACAGTGAGTTCAGGGACTATCCTGTGATGGCACGTAAGCATGATTACATAGGTAAGTTTAACCCCTCCAAGTGGCATCCTACTGACGTAGCTAAAACACTAGCTGTGTACTCAGGGTTCACAGAGGGACTTCAACTGTTTAGTTCCTTTGCTATGTTACTTAACTTCCAACGCTTCGGTAAGATGAAGAATATGGGAGTAGTAGTAGAGTGGTCTATCAAGGATGAGACTAAGCACATAGAAGGCATGACAACAGTGTTCCGTACTCTCATTAAAGAGAACCCTAAGCTGTGGACTGATGACTTTAAACTGGAACTGTATACGATAGCTAGAGAAATGGTAGAGCTAGAGGACGCATTTATAGACATGTGTTTTAGTAAGGGCAGTATAGAAGGTATTACTAGTAGTGAAATGAAGCAGTACATACGTTACATAGCAGATCGTAGGCTTATGCAACTAGGTCTTAAAGCTAATTGGGAAGTAGAGTCTAATCCGTTACCTTGGATTGATGAGCTACTAGGTAGTGTAGTACACACTAACTTCTTTGAAGCACGTAGCACAGAGTACAGTAAAGGGGGAGTCAAAGGAGACTTCAAAACACTAACATTCCCGAAGATCAAGGGTAATAAGTAAAAGGACACTATATAATGGACAAATTACCATCACAAACCGTTGATTTAATAACACAATTAGACAAGATGTATCCTGACAACTTCCCTATTAACGACTTAGGTATTACTAGTCCTTATGAAATGGGTAAGAAAGCAGGAGTCATAGAGCTAATACGACTATTCAAACACTTACAAGAGAAAGGAGAATCCTGATATGGGAGGAACACCAGAAGTACCTGCACCACCACCACAGAGTCCTGCACCACCCCCTGAACAGCCTGTAGAAGAAGCTATCTTTTCGCCTACAGCAGATGAGTCAAGTGACAAAGAGAAGAAGTTAAAGGCTATTAAGTTAGGTAAGAAACGACTACAAGTACCTGTATCAGGTGGCACTAAAGCAGGCGTAAATAGGAGTACTTAGATATGGCAGGTTTAGCAGATGATGATGATGTGCAATATGTAAAGACCCCTGCTCCTTTAGCGATGGGAGGTACTATGGCAGAGACTGAGAAGTTTAAACCAACACCTGCTACTCCTAAACCTGTAGTAAACAAAGGTAAAGGGAAGTTAAAGATAACACCTAAGAAAACAGACTCAGGAATGGGCGTAAACACAGGGTACAAATAGATAAGAGGTTCAATATAAAATGGCAATAGAGCAGGAAGAAACAACGTCTCTAAAGTCTAGGTGGTCTAAGTTAGAAACCAGTAAGACTACAGTACTTGACAGAGGTCGAGCCTGTGCAGAGCTTACTATTCCTTCCTTACTTACTAAACAGGGACATAAGGAGCAAGATACATTACCTACTCCTTATCAGTCCTTGGGTAGTAGGGCTATTAACCATCTAGCAAGTAAGTTACTACTTACTTTACTCCCTCCAAACGCTCCTTTCTTTAGGCTTATACCTAACAAGGAAGAGACAGCACCACTAGATGAAGTTCAACGAGCAGAGTTAGACAAGACGCTAGAAGCGTTTGAGCGTGAGCTTTACACATACATCGAAAAGAAAGCATACCGTGTTCCTTTATTTGAAGCCTTAAAGCTACTGATAGGTACTGGTAACGCTTTGCTACGTCTTGAAGAAGGTACACTCAGAGTATACAACCTAGAAGAATATGTCGTAAAACGTAATGCGCTAGGTAAAGTAATTGAGATCATTGTAAAAGAAGCAGTACATCCTACTGACGTACCTGAAATAGACCTTACGGAGGAAGAAAATGACCTGTACACATGCTGTAAAATCATGGAAGACGGGAAATACCATGTTTATCAAGAGGTCAATGAAGAACCTGTACCGAGTTCCGAAGGTATTGTCAAAGCAGAAGATATACCCTTCCTCGCTCTACGGTGGACAGCTATCAACGGTGAGAATTATGGTAGAGGTCTAGTAGAACAGTACTTAGGTGACTTACGAAGTCTTGAAGCCTTAAGCCAAGCAATGGTTGAAGGAGCAAGTGCAAGTAGTAAGATCGTGTTTATGGTTGATCCTACCGCTACTACTAGAGCTAAGGATTTAGCCAAAGCTAAGTCGGGTGACTTTGTTCAGGGACGTATGAATGATGTTACTACTTTACAGGTACAGAAAGGTTCTGATATGCAGATACCATTCCAACTTGCAGAGCAGTTACAACAACGACTAGCGGCCGCTTTCTTACTTACTGAAGGAGCACGTAGAAACGCAGAGCGTGTAACAGCAGAAGAGATTAGGTTAGTAGCAGGTGAGTTAGAAGATGCACTAGGTGGTATTTACAGTATCTTAAGTCAAGAGCTTCAGCTACCACTAGTTAAGATCATACTTAAAGACAGTAAAGTAAAACTACCTGATGGACTTGTAGAACCAGTTATTGTTACTGGACTAGAAGCACTAGGCAGAGGACACGACTACAACAAGTTAGTTATGTTTGCACAGACTTTACAACAACTACTAGGTGCTGAGATATTTGCTCAAGCTACTAATGTAGATGCTGTTATTGATCGTGTTGCTACTAGCTTAGGCGTAGATGTTACGGGTATTATTAAAGACCCTGAACAACGAGCACAAGAGCAACAGCAACAGGCACTAGCACAATCAGGACAGGTTGGAGCAGACGCTATGGCACAGTCAGCAGGACAAGCGGCAGGTGCAGGTGGTGCTCAAGCAGTGATGGGTGGTTAAACTTAGTTTGGATTGCAATCCGAACATACTAAACAAGAGACAATACATACAATGAAAAGATTATTACTACTACTTCCTTTACTACTACTATTTAGCGTAGTAACACCAAGTCAAGCAAGTGAAGCGTTTGCAATCAAGATGAAAGACGCAGGTATTCGGTGGACACATGACGCAGATAATATGGGTAACTTTATGAGTACTCCTACTAATCAAATGAGGTTGTACACGACTGCTTACGTAGGCAGTAAGTCACATGAAGTACGGGTAGCATGGGATCAGACTAACTTAGCCGCTCCTTGGGACACATTTAGATCAAGGAACTCTGTAAGTGAAACTGTATTCATGCAGTACCAATACAACTTTAAGTAGGCATAGGCATGGGGGAAATTAGATACAATGTATATGTACAAGACGAGGAGACACTAGATGGCAGACCTACAGATAAACGAAGCACAAGCGACACAAGCTCCAAACCTAAGCGAACACGAGCAAGCGATGGTAAACGTGGCAGACGCAAAGGAACAACAAGTAAACGAAAGTCTACGGACTGATGCTGAGAACGCTGAGAATGCACCTCCTGAAGAGGAAGAGCGCAAGTTAGCAGGAAAGTATAAGTCAGTAGAAGACCTAGAAAAAGCCTATGCTGAATTAGAAACTAAGTTAGGACAACGTGATACACCTTCTGAGGAAGATACTGAATCACCTACGCCTAATGAAGCTGAAGAAGCAGTGAAGGAAGCAGGATTAGATTTCTCTAGTCTTGAATCTGAGTATGACACTAACGGTCAACTTAGTGATGATTCATTTAAGAAGTTAGAGCAAGCAGGCATCCCAAGAGAAGCAGTAGACCGATATATCCAAGGACAAGAGTCCATGAATACTGGGTTTGCTGATCGTGTTCAAGCTGAAGTAGGCGGTGAGCAGGAGTACAACTCTATGGTAGAGTGGGCTAGTAATAACTTAAGCACATCAGAGCAGACAGCTTTTAATAATGCTTTGACTAATGAAGACTCAGCTAAGTTTGCTGTACAAGGGTTATACAGTAGATTCAAGACAGCTAATCCTAACCTGATCGGAGGTAATCGTATCTCTGGCCAGACAACTAACTCTGGTGGATTTGAAACCAAGAGTGAAATGATAAAAGCTATGGGAAGCCACGAGTACAAAACAGACTCTACATATAGAGCGAGAGTACAGGCTAAACTAGCTAAGTCAAACTTCTAAGCAAGTATAAGTATGTATAAATGCCCTATTCCTTGGACTGAGGTCTAAAGTAGTAGGACACCGTTTAAACTAACGTACACGTAAAGGAGATACATTTAATATTTATACATAGGAAATAAAGTAACATGGCATATACTACAAGTAACCCAGCAGGTGCGGTAGCATGGGCGGCAAATGCGGCAGGTAACATTCAAACAGGAACAGACATTGCACTAAAAGTATTTAGTGGTGAAGTCTTAACAGCGTTTGCAAGCAAAAACGTGTTCATGCCGCTAGTGACTACTAGAACTATCAGCTCTGGTAAGTCAGCACAGTTCCCAGTAATTGGTAACTTAAGCGATGAAAAAGTACACACTCCGGGAAATGACATCGTTCCTAGCTCAATTGGGCAAGCAGAACAAGTCATCTCAATCAATGCACGTAGATACAGTTCAGTATTCGTAGATGACTTGCAAGAAGCAATGTCTCACTATGAAGTACGTGGACAATACTCTACTGAGATTGGTAACATCCTAGCTAAGAAAGTAGACATTGCAGTAACAGCCCAGTTAGCGGCTTGTACTACTGCTACTCCTAAAGTAGGTCAGCCTGCTAAGAATGCCGCTAAAGTATTAGGCTTAACTAATACTCCGGCATTGAAAGCGGCTTTTCCTGACAAGCTAGTAGAAGCAATGTTTGATACTCAATCTGCTTTCGATAGCAAAGATGTAACTGGTGAGCGTACTTTGGTACTGAACCCTGAAGCATACTACTTGCTTGTACAGTCTAGTAAAGCGGTTAACCGTGATTGGACTTCAAGTAATGGTGGTATTGATACAGGTAATGTATTCAAGATCGCAGGTGTTCCTATTGTTGTTAGTAACAACTTGCCTGCAGGCACATGGGGCTTCATGTTTACACCTCAAGCAGTTGGTGTTGTTAAACTTATTGACATCAAGTCAGAAGCTAACTACATCCCTGAGAAATTAGGTACTCTACTTGTCTCATCTTATGCGATGGGCGAAGGCGTACTTAACGCAGGTTGTTCACAGCAGTTCACAACTACATAATCTTAACCTAGTGTAAGCTAGGAGTAAGTGTAGGACATAGGGATACATTCTAGTTTACGTGCCAACTATGGTTGCGTATGACTAGGGTGTGTCCCTTTTTTTTCACCTCCTAAAGTAAGGAGATTTAATGAAGAAGTTAAACGATGCTATCAATATCTGCCTGACTACTATAGGAGAACGACCTTTAGGTGCTACTGTAGTAAACCAAGGGGATTCTTACTTCCATGATGTTGCGGTAGATGCGATACCTGCATGGAATATTACAACAGCGTATAACATAGATGATGAGGTAAAGCATGGCTCTCCCTCTGTATGGTATGTAGCTAAGACAGCACACACAGGTTCTGCTCCTCCCAACTCGACAGACTGGGCAGTAGGAACTAAAGAATTAAAAGTATACACTGGAACAGCGTGGGAATCAGCAAGTACCAGTAGTTATACAGCGTCAGGACATTATTGGGGAGCATTATTCACCCAGACATCAAGACCACCGGCTTCATCAGTAGTAACACCTATCGTAGGTATATACGAAGCTGAGTTAGCAGACATAGCTCTTGATGAAGCTAGAGTAGAATTACTAGGTAGAGGTTACTCCTTTAACACAGAGTTAGCATGGCCTTTAATGCCAGATTCAAGCAACACAATAGTAAAGCCATTTGGTGCACTGTCAGTAGATGCTACTGCGGCTGACCCTAATTACATTATAAAAGACAACAAGCTGTATGACAATGGTAATCACACATATACGTTCACTGACGTAGTTGAAGCCGATGTTATATGGGACATTGAATTTGATGACTTACCCAGTTATGTACAGATATTAATAGTAGACAAGGCTAAAGCAAAACTATATTCCCGTGTAGTGGGAGTGAGTGCTTCAGATGGCACTGCTAAGATACTGAGAGATGATATAACAATATCTACTGCGGTTTTAGCTAGTGAAGAAATGAGAGTAGGTAAATACAGTATCTATGATGATGGGTCAAGCAATAGGGCAATGAATCGTTCAAGAAACCCATCAGGACTATAAGGAGGAGATGTGAGTGAAGTAAACCAAACTATACCTTCTTTTGTTAATGGGGTATCCCAACAGGCAGTAGAGTCACGGCATGTTACTCAAGTAGAAGATATGGTGAACTGTAGCGTGTCTTTTGTAGACGGAACACGCAGAAGAGCACCACTTGAAAAGGTAGCCGAACTCACTGAGTTAGACGGCACAAAACCTTTCTTGTATTCATACGAGCGAGGAGACGGAGTAGAGTCTTATCTTGTAGCTATTTTAAGTGGAGCGTGGTTCGTATACAACTTAGTCGGAACAAAGATAGATGAAGGTACTGACCCCTATCTGGATATACCTGTAGGATCAGACCCAGTAGATTCATTTACTTCTACTACTATTGGTGATACTACTTTCATTGTAAACAAAACTAAGGTTGTGACAGAGAACTCAACGTTTACACATGGTACTAGTAACACAACACAGAACCAGAAGTATGCGTACTACTGGGTTAAGCGTACTTATATTGCTTATGGTGGTACAGACAATCAGCAAGCGGCAACCTATCAGTATAAAGTAATTAACGGTAATGACATAACAACAGGAACAGATAGGACAAGCATACGTCCTACTGACACCGAGTCAGCAAGTACAACAGGGGATAATGCTTACGGCAAGAACTCACTTACAGTAGCTAACTCTATCGCAGGGGATATTGGAGGTAGTAACTCAGGGTCAGTACTCCGTAGATTGAAATGGAATGCGTCAGGAGTACCCACAGGTACGTGGGAAGTATCTGACACATGGGGTAATATGGCTTCCGAAGGATGGTGGGGCTACATGAGTAAAATACAAGACCTTCCTAGTGACATGGGTGAATACTCTGGTAGCAATACGCTAATCAAGATAACAGGAGATGAGAAGAATCAGTTTGAAGGTTTCTGGGCTACACATGAAGATGGTATATGGAAAGAGTCAATAGCATCAGGTTTAAAAACAGGTATGGACAAGGCTACAATGCCCCATACACTTGTTCGTAATACATTAACTGACTTTACGTTTGGAGAGTTTGACTATACTGACCGTAAGGTAGGGGATGACTTTACTAACGCTATGCCTAGCTTTGTAGGCTACACAATAGAAGACTTATTCTTTTATCGTAACCGTTTAGGTATGATTAGTAGAGACTCTATTATCTTAAGTGAAGTAGGGTTGTATGAGAACTTCTTTAGGACTACTGTTACTGACCTGCTTGCTACTGACCCTGTGGATGTAGCTGTTGACTCAAATAAAGTAGTCAACCTTAAATATGCTGTACCTTTTAAACGTAACTTACTACTGTTTGGAGCTAACGCACAGTATATTCTTAGTTCTGAGA